AACACTATTCAGTTTATGGAGTTGATTATCTGATGAAGCTAAATCAAAATTTGAAGACAGGTCAAATTGAGAAAGATTATCTGTGGTCGATCCGTTTCTAAGTCTATAGTTATTTGCTCCATCTGGAATATATCCAGGTCTATTATCTACAACATGTTCGCCAGGATATAATAATACTGTGGTTTGACCAAATCTATCATTATCAAGACCTCTTTGATATGAAAATCTAGACGCCTCAATCAAAGCACGTTGAATCGTTTTAAAGGGACGAGTCAGTGAATTACCCTTATTTTCTATACTATCTGTGGCGTCTAAACTATTCGGGTCAACGTAAAGAATAGTACCGCGAATAGATTTCAGAAAATTATCTAATCTGGAAAGACCCATCTTATTACACTATAAGTTCTGTTATGGATTATTTATCATAAGAAAAAAGGGCAACCAAAAACTGGTCACCCTTTTCGCACTTCCTTCACACATTTATATATTACTCTTCATTTACCTCGTTGTCAAGTATATATTCAACAGTATTAGCAACATCATTCATTGCATCACGAAGTTGTTCTTGACCACCAGTGTGCTGCGCCATTATAGAGGTTTCTGTTAGTGACCAACGCCACTCTTTCATTGCTTTGTTGTACCATAAGTTTATAACCATTAATCTACAGGCAGTAATTCAGGATTTTCTAATTCTAATTCATACATCATTGGATGACACTCCTCCATCATCAAATACATTGATGCTCTATACATTATTTCAGCAGTGATTTTTGGATATGAATTTGCTAGTTGAATTACGCTTGGATTTTGTTTAGCAAGTTCTGGGAGTTCATCAAAAGTGAATGGTGTATTTTGTATTAGATAAAGTAAAACTAGTTGATCTCCCTCATGTTGATACCAAGCATACTTCGTGTCTATTTGGTATTTCATGGGTCTTTATTATACCCCACTATATTTAGTGTATAGGAGCAGGGGGACTTGAACCCCCACAACCTTAAGGTTAACAGATTTTAAGTCTGGTGCGTCTACCGATTCCGCCATGCTCCCAAAAAATCAGGTAATTAGTTTACCTGCTTCATTATAAATTGGTGGGTGAAAAGCACAATACTCATTAAAAGTTATCTTCATTTCCTTCAAAGTCAAGTTGCAATTGTTTGCTGCCTTGGGTAAATTCCATTTCGCCGCGAATAACATTTCCATAGATTGTCGGGTTTCTGGTCTCATAATCGTAACACTCTAGGATTTCTTCGTAAAACCCCTCAGGGTAAATTTTTGCCGGAATTTTTTTTCCGACTTTTTTGGAATTAAAAGTCATTTTTCCTCAAAGAGGATTTGCATAAGCAAGTGTGTCTTCATCAAGTAGGTTTCTGCATAATTCTAACACTGACATGAATTGATCTGTTGTTTCACAATCAACAACACGTTCTCCCCCTTCACTGGAGTACAAGAAGAACTTACGCTTCACGGGATCAACAACACACCTTGTCAAATACTCGTCTTTCATGGGTTTGATTGATTACCTGCATATTATAGGTCATTTGGCGGGTGGTGTCAACCTCTTATACCAGAATGATAGGACAAATCTTTCATTGTCCTCAACTTTACTAACATAGTGAAGGAGTTGAGAGTTGGAGAATACGATTAATTTACCAGTCTTTGGTTTAATATCATACTCTTCAAACATGGTGTGACCACCAGAGAAGTTTTCATTGAGATATAGCATCGCTGCAAATACATCTGGGTTGTGGATATTATTATCATCCACATGAGGTTTCATAAACGTTCCAATCGGCCAACGCACGACGCCCACATAATCAAGTTCAGCACTGCTATCAAATGATTTGCACAGTGCATTTATTGAGGCAACAACTTTGTCCTCTAAAGAGGGTATAACAACATCAATATCTCCTCCAAGATAACTAGCACCATGATTTTTCCATTCAACATTAGTGAAGTAGGTATCGGCACCCCGTATAGAGTCACTATGAAGAATTGGTTTTTGGATGTCCTTTGATAGTTTAATAAACTCCTCGCACTCTTCATGGGTGATATAATTTTCTTCAATATAAAGTAATTTTTTCATTTTTTGTTATACCATATATTAAGAGCAAATCTTTCAGTTCCCTCAATTTTAGTGACATGATGTTTGTAAATTGAGTTAGAAAAAACAAGCAACTTTCCTGTTTCTGGTTTCACCTCACATTCTTCAAATCCAGTGTAACCTCCGGTATAATCATCATTTAAATAAAGAACTGCTGCGAACAAGTCAGGATCCTGATCAGGTCTGTGTGGGTCAATATGGGGTTTCATGAATGTACCAACAGGCCATCTCACCACAGCAGCATAATCTATGATCACCCTATCATCAAAAATTTTACATAGGTTTGTTACTCTATCAACTACGCTATTTTTTTCTTTCTCAAAATAAATCCCATCAAGAGTTGTGAGATATGTGTTTCCACCTCTACTCTCATTACCATATGGGAGTTCTTCTTTATTTGATTGAGAGAGTTCTATTAATTTTTGACATTCACCAGGAGATATAAAATTCTCCTCAATATAAATTAACTTCTTCACCTAGTGATCGTGTTGGGTGGTCCTGCAAATTCGGGGTCATTATAAATCGGATTTTCCGCACCAGGTTTGTAGTTTGGATCGGGATAATCAAAACAATTATCACCTTGATACTCAACAATCAAAGGGTTGATGTCCTTACGTTCTGCATAGACATGATAGAAGCAGTTGATCGGCATTCCACCTCTAGATTGAAGGTAGATTTTTTCATCATCCCAACGCTTGATTATAATATCTTGATGAGCACCGATAGGTTGAAGTTGAACTGTAATACTATCTTCATGTACTAAATTTTTCCAGTAACTAGGAAGAACGATTACCTTCTGATTATTTACACGACCACGAATGTAGACACCAACCTCGGGTCCCTCAATACATGCGTAGCGGAGACGATAGTTATCTCTAGAGGGATGAGGAATATCGAATGGTTTTGGTTTACCATCTGCTTCTTCGTGTCTGGCTTCTAACCTTCCCTTTGATAGACAATCAACTGAACCAGTGACAAACACATCACCATCAACAAATAAAGTGTCAACTGACTGTCCACCACTGATTTTTAACGCATTTGGTGTTTGATCGTTGCCAGTAATTAAAGAATTTCCAGTTTGATTTACAGCATATGGCGTTCCATCATCACCCTGAAGAAAGGTATTTCCCCTAACAAATAATGATCTATCTGCAGGTGTACAGTCTTTATCAATGTTTTTAGTTCTACCCACCATTAATGTGGCTTTATTATCAGAAAACTCAGTGGGTCCACCAAAAACAATGGGTCCTTCAGCAAACATTGAACCATTAATCTTATTGGCACCCTCTTTAATCGCAGGAACGATTCCAGTTCCTACTTTTACTTGTCCACCAAAATTGGCATCGTCTAAGTTAAATGACATTGTTAAACTTCGCTACGTTCTATTTGAATTTTTTGACCACCAACTTTGGAGTCTTTAAGTGCAACTGCATCAGTCACACCTCTAATTAGGGATGAATAGATAGTCATCCCAGAATTAGCACATATTTCTGCATAACCAGGAGTTACTAATCTATAGAAATTTGAGGCATTAACAAGGAATTTTTTAGATTCCATTTTAATGTTCTCGGTTGCCGTAACAGTCACATTACCTTTATTGCCACTCTCTCCAGAAGCAGTCAGGTCAATATCTTTGGCGTTCATTCTAATCTTACCATTTCTGGCATTTAAAACTATGTCACCATTAACTGCCTCAAGGTAGATAGTTGTTTGACTTTCTACATTTTTCTCACCTGCTTTAATAACGGTGTCACCAGGAGAGTTCATGATAGTATGACCTTTCCTTTGCCCTGCTTTTTCCAGAGTCATATGATGAAGACCATCTGTTGTTTCAAGAAGAACACCAGAGGTTGTTGCTCCATCCTTATGAATGTGACCAAACTTTATATTACCATGATCATTTCCAATACGCTGAGCAGTGTAGTTAGAATGAGCTGTGCCTCTATTGTCTGCAGCCTTTGGATCAGACCCTGAATTT